AAATGGTGGAATGGTGGTTGGGGAACCTGGAAGACGGTTTCTTTGACATAAAATTTATCTGTTTGCACTTCTGGAAGGACTATTAGGGATAAATGATACGTGGTACAAAAGGAGATTTGGTGAAATTACTGATTTTAATGAAGCTAATAATACTGGATATATGTTTGTCGATAAAACCCAATCATTGGATAATAAACCCAATACATCAAGTAATTATGGATTCTTGGAAACGATTGCTATTAATGAGGTCACCATCAAGCAAACTTTTGTAGATTTTCAGAGCAGATTTTTTATTCGAATATGTAATAATGGAACTTGGACTGATTGGAAACAAATACAAACAACATAGTATTAAAAATAAGTCATATTTTAATGAGATAAAACGGATGGGTGCCGGTCCACACCCGTCCGCTCCTCATGTTACCAAAGAATTATAGTATTTCTATATCTTCAGCATCATCCAGATTCTCATCAACTATATTCATGGATAAAGACAGGTCAACCCCAGTAGTATCCAAAAACAAAGCACTTACACGAAATGAAGCTGTGTTTGTCTTGCTCCGAACGAAGAGATGATCATTTTTTCGTTTGAACTCTATTTCAGAAATCATACTACCGTTGACTTTCCTTATGATATAGGAGTTACCAGTCTTACTATTAATAAAGAACAGACCTGTAGAACCACCCCAATATACATACAATATCATACCGATATAGGCGTTAGATGAACTCGCTAGGCGAACGACACATACTTCTTGAACGGAGTCTTTATTGCAAACCAATATAGGAGAAAGAACGCCTTTTCTCAAGAGCCCTTTACTTCCTAAATTAGCAATCGGCATCAGTTCTTCCAGAAGTGCAAACAGATAAATTTTATGTCAAAGAAACCGTCTTCCAGGTTCCCCAACCACCATTCCACCATTTTATTCTAAACACTAAAAAACCACCATAGTTATTAGTTCTAAATTGTACTGTTGACTGTCCCAGATTATGACTGAAGACAAGAAGCGTTTGATCATTGTATGAAGTGCCTTTTATTGCATATACTCCAGGCTCATACACTTTATCAATATCGTCTTCAGTTTTTAATTGGATATACCCTTTTCCTTTAAATATAGTACTACTGCTAACTCCTAACAGTCCTTCCAGAGCATAAATTTATGATCACAATGTTATAATTTGTTACATAGTTGCTACATCAGTCAAAGTTAAACCATTCAAAACGCTTGCAGGATGTGCTTCTACCGTAATTGAAGGAATATTTATATATTTGCTAGCTCCTATAATTGATACGCAATAATTTATGTTATTTAAAGTTTTGTTATGTATGTATAAATTGTAATCAGAATCCTCTTTAACAAACATGTTGCCGTTTCCAGACATAGAGCATTTATGCCCTCCTTTCTTTACCGGGTAATATACTGCTAAGTCGATTTTTTTAAAATATCCATTTTCGTATACTGTCACCGTTAGTAGAGTATAATAATATTGTTTTAATTTCGTAGGCTTAATGCAAATAACAGGCCCTTCGCCAACGTATGCTATACACATATTCATGGATGCTAATCCTTTTGTTTCATTTGTTGCAAGTGGAAGAAGTCCTTCCAGCTCTCAAATATTGCTAAATTCTTGTCAAGATATAGGAATTTCGATTGCGTCGGATGGTAAATCTAGATTGTTTTCATGGCTTAGTTTGAGCGACCCATTCATGCCAATGCACAATGTACTGATATACACGTATGCTGATGATTTTACATAAACAATGGTTTTGTTCTCTTTTTTTTGATAATAAACATTAGTTAAATAGATTCCTCTTTTTATCGAATTAACGGATAGATCATCGCTATATCCTGTTAATAAAACAACAGACGGAGATGAATTTTCATGGTTCTTAAATACTGAAATAAGCATTGATATTCCTGTTAAACGATTTCTAAATTCGGCAATTTTACAATACTTATGCTGGTCTTTTTGATATGAAGTGGTCATTCTTTGAATTGATGGCATCAATCCATCTTTTTCACTCGTAGCAACACCAATCAGTTCTTCCAGAAGGATTTGTATCAATGACTTTTGTATTACAATATTATTTTAAATGTTTGTTGGTCTATATATCGTTTATTCTGTTCTTTTTTTCATATAATGATTCTTTTTTAAATATTTGTTATAGCTTTGCTATGACAATTAATAATGTTTTTTCATTTATTAATTTTTGAATGCCGTGAGGTATTTTAATTAATAAAAAGATTTGTGTATGGAATTGGGCAGGATTGGCGAATCCTGCCTTTTTGATACCGTACGTCAACTACATAATAATTTGGGCAAAACAAAATTTATATATAACTTTGTAGCATCTATATTGAATTAAACATTATTCTAAATCACTAAAAGAGTTTGCTGATAAAAATGTCTAGATGCTATCGTTCGTGATGAATAATGGCATCTTTTTTACAAATGTTTTTTTCACAGACCATTTTTTTATAGATATTATACATCTTTACTTGCGAAAGTGAGGGTGTATTTTTTATTGGCTAAATTTTGCAGCTTGGAACAGAGGATGCATCTTTGCGGAAAAATGGATAAAATCAGATACCGTCTTGTATATAACCGCCAGAACACACTTAACAGGCAGGGCACGGCTCTTGTACAGGTTGAAGCCTATTTGAACCAAAGGAAAATCTACTTGAAGACAAACGTGTACCTCAAACCGGAGTGCTGGAGCCGTGAGGGGGCACAAGTCATTAACCATCCCCAGTCTAACGAACTCAACACAATGCTCTATGAATACATCCTGTATCTGCAAGGCATAGAGTTGGGGTATTGGAAGCGCGGAATACCTGCCACACTCTCACTACTGAAGGATGCTGTCAAGAAGAAAAGTGCCGTGAATGTCAGCTTCTCCACTTTCGCCAAATCAGCCATTGACAATTCGGACAAGAAGCAGTCCACCAAGGACAACCTGCACTCGACACTGGCGGTCCTGCATGATTTCCGTTCCGGATTGGACTTCAAGGATCTTACCTATACATTCCTTCGTGATTTTGAGCAATACTTAAGAGAAAAGGGCAATGCGGTCAATACGATAGCCAAGCACATGAGACAGCTCCGTACCTTGGTCAATGAAGCAATCAACCAGGGATATATGCACGCAGATGCTTATCCGTTCAGAAAGTACAAAATCAAACAGGAGAAAGGCAGACATGAGTTTCTTACCCCGGACGAGCTGAAGAAGCTGGAAACGGTCAAGGTGGAAGAGGAGTCCATGCGTCATGTGCTCGATGCCTTCCTGTTCTGTTGTTATACCGGATTGCGCTATTCTGACTTCTGCCAGCTCACACCTGAGAATTTCATTAGGATAAACGGCAAGCGGTGGCTGTACTTCAAATCCGTCAAGACAGGGGTGGAAATCCGTCTGCCGTTACATCTGCTGTTTGAAAGCAGGGCATTGGGCATTCTTGACCGCTATCCGGATATCGGAAGTTTTGCCGCTTTGCCTTGTAACTCGGAAGTGAATAAGCAGCTTCGAAAGCTGGCCGAGTTATGTGGTATCAAAAAGCGGATAACCTACCATGTGAGCCGTCATACCTGTGCCACCCTGCTGGTTCATCAGGGAGTTGCGATTACAACAGTCCAGAAGCTGCTCGGACATACTTCCGTAAAGACCACACAGATTTATTCGGAGGTACTTTCCAGCACCATTGTGCGTGACTTGAAAAATGTTCAAAGGAAAAGGAAAAAAGTAAAGATGTTTCCCGATAAAGGCTTGAGAACATCTGATTTTATAGACAACCGGTAGATTTCATGAATCCTATTTGTTTTCTATTAATATTGTGACTCTTTAAATTCTTCGGATAATCGAAATATTGCTCCTGATTATTTTTTTCAATATGGATTGAATATGGAATAGTTTTCACTATCTTTGCAGTGTAACCAGGAGCTTGATGGCAATAAATATTGTCATCGGGCTCTTTTTTTATTGTCATATCGTGGCAATGGATTTAAGTAATTCTGCAACAATGACGTAAGTAAATAGACATATCTTTGAAGTAGTATTATAATCAGATAAACAATAGACAGAATGGAATTAAACGACTGGTTGGCTATAATCGGGGCTTTCGGAGGATTGGAGGCTGTCCGTTGGGGTGTCACGTTCTGGGTGAACCGCAAGACTAACGCACGGAAAGAGGATGCGTCCGCCGATTCAATGGAGGATGAGAACGAGCGCAAGCAGGTTGACTGGCTGGAAGAACGTATCGCCCAGCGTGACGCCAAGATTGATGCGTTATACGTTGAGCTTCGTAATGAACAGTCTGATAAGCTGGCATGGATTCATAAGTGCCACGAGCTGGAACTGCAATTGAAAGATGCCGAACATAACCGTTGTGACAGGCCTGACAGCGAATGCGGTCGTCGTATTCCACCACGCAGGGCTACATTAATTAAAGATAAGGAGGAAAAGAAAAATGGCTGATGTGAATAAGCTTGCGCCTTTCATTCTGAAATGGGAGGGCGGTTTTGTAAATGACCCGGACGATTTAGGAGGGGCTACCAATATGGGTGTGACCATTGGAACTTATGAAGCGTATTGCCGAAAGAAAGGCTATCCCAAGCCTACGGTTGAAAGATTGAAAAACATCACGAAAGAGGAATGGACGGAGATTTTGAAAACCATGTATTGGGACAGGTGGAAAGCTGACGAAATTAAATCCCAATCCATAGCTGATATCCTTGTCGATTGGGTCTGGGCAAGCGGAGTGCACGGTATCAAAATACCGCAGGATTTGGTTGGCGTGATTCCTGACGGCATTGTCGGGCCTAAGACACTCGCTGCAGTAAATTCCCGTAATCCACGTGAACTGTTTGATCAGATCAAGATTGCAGGGTTTGATTTCATCGAGGATATATGCCGGGAACGCCCTGCAAATAACAAGTTCAAACGGGGCTGGATGAACCACCGTATAAATGATATCTCTTATGTTGGCTAAGGTTATGAACTGGGTAAGCCGGCACATATTACTGGCTCTCTTTATGTGCCTGTTTCTTCTGTTTTCATGCGGTAGCTCGCATAAGGCTATCAAATCCGACACAGAAGTAATCAGCAAGGATAGCGCCAGTGAAACTGTCAACATCGTACACGAATCAACCACCTCTTTGAGCGAACTCATTACCACTAATGGCAGCTACGTGATTAATTTCGGATTTATGATACAAGAAAGCCGCCCGACAGTCTTACCGGGAAACCTCCGTTACTGGCTGACGGTCATGTAGAAGGTAATTTCAACAAGAAGGAGGATAAACAGACGGTGGTAGCCGATACTACAAATGTCAAAGCTGATAAGGAAGCCACTTCCATCAAACATGAAAAAACTAAGACTGAAGAGGTAAAGAAGAAAAAAGAATCCACATTACTTAAGCAAATAGGCTTTGCTTGTATTTGTGTAACTGTTTTGCTTGTTGTCATGTTGTTGCGCCAATATTTTTGGCGCAACAGACAATCTTCATCATAAGACTTTAAATTTATAAATTTGAATTTCCCCGGCTCGTGATGAATCGGGGCGTTTTATTAAGAAACTTGGTTGCATCTATTTTTTGCAAAATCACTTTTATTTTTGCCTGTAAACATACATTTATTCAAAATAAAATATTACACTTTGCAGTGTGCAACTGGAAAGATAATATTTCCATACATATCAATATTGTCTGAAACTTTTAAAAATAAATATTATCCCTATGAGGACGATTGCCTGTGAAGGTTATTGTCCTTTTTTATTATTGCATTTTCTTGTTTTTGTAGACAACAAAATGTATATTTGCCATACCCATTTGGATGGGATAATAAGTATTTTATTTTTAAAAAGTTTACAACATCAATTTATTGTTATTTAATTATCAATCTGATGAAGAAAATGCCTTTAATCAGATTAGAACCATCGAAGAAGATGGTAAATTGTGGTTTTGTGCCACTGATGTTGCAAGAGTATTAGGTTATGTAAATCCCAGAGATGCAATTATAAGATATTGTAAATCAATGGGAGTCGTGATTCGCGCCCCCCTACAACTAGTGGCATTCAAAAAATGAAATACATCAATAAGGGTAATGTATATCGGCTTATATCCCGTTCTCAATTGCCAAATGCAGAAAAATTTGAGTCATGGCTATTCGATGAAGTTGTCCCTTCTATCAGGGAAAAAGGTTATTACGGTATAACTGATAGAGGCACTCTTCCTGAATTTATCAAAAGGTACAAAGACAATATCCACATGATTCCATCTAACTATTTCTTTGTTATTTCAGAATTATATGTGAGGCTTTATGCAGAACTTGAAAAAGTCGGCTATGCTATACCAGATAAAGGGGCGCATGGTAAAACTATGATGCCTGACGGTTCTGTTGGTAAATTGTTCGCTCGCTTCATGAGAGAGAATAACTCCGAACTGTGGAACCAGCACAAAACATACAAACACCATTTCCCTGACGGAAGGGTTGTTGATGTGCTTATGTATCCTATAGATGCACTTCCGATGTTTATAAGATATGTCAATGAGCGTTGGCTTTATGAAAACGCAGAAAAGTATTTCAAAGAAAGAGATCCACTTGCCTTAGATTACCTTCCTAAACTTTTGGAATCTAAAAAGAAATCGGCTTAATAAATGAAACGGCACATTATACCATCCAATAACGTGCCGTATGTTTTATTTTCACGATCTTTGCCATCGTAGAAGTCCAACCTTGTTATATAAAGTTTGCCCCGATTCATCACGAGCCGGGATTATTTTTTTTAATACAATTTTCCAATTGGATTATACAATCAACTGATAAAGAATAGAATTTTGCGTATCTTTGTTCTGTGATTTTGGAGTAGAAGCCAAATCTCATAACAAAAGTTTATCCCCGGTTCTTCCGGGGATTTTTTATTTCACTTTTTACAACCAAAGCATACATTCCCTTACCTAACTATTGCCCAATTGTATCCAACCAAATTTCAATAATTATGCAGCTTATCTATTATTTTTCAATAAAACCTATAGGGAGATTTTGGGACATGCCTGTCTTATAATAAAGAATCCGAATATATGTATATGTTCTTTTTAA